GGAGGAGGGGCTGGTTTACCAACAGCGGTTGACTATGTGCCCACGCAGTGTTTGACTAGGGTGGCTGGCTTCCGCACATTAGACATCATCTTGCCGAAAAGATTTGCAGAGGCTATACCAACAACCGCAGTCAACGCAAATGCTCAAGCATCTGTCAGGCCGACAGCAGGTCCAAGAGGGACCGTATTTGGGGCCAATAGTGGGGTTGCTATAGTGGCTGACTCTCTACTGAACGTGAATTATGTTGGGGGAAACGAAATATTTTATCCTTTGTGCGGTTATATATACACCTGGGCTAACAAATTCGACACTACGACCATTCGCCAATATATTGGAAGACTTGGGGTTCTGATGGGTGTCAAGAATACATTGTTGGCTGTCCATGAAATAAACATCGCCCTGTGTCAACAATACCCTAAGCTGGGAGTTGGAGCGGAGGGAACTTATACACCGGCGAGAGATTCGGAGGCTGCGTACGACATGTGCTACAGTTCACACATGGAAGTGAACTTGACCACGACAAATTTTCCATTGAATGAACCTGTCTTGGCTGATTATAGGATTTTCGAAACAAACATCTTGGCATGGAACAAAGTTTGTTTGGGACTAGCCACTGCTCCAAATTTGGTCCCAGATGAGCTTGCTGACATTCCGTATCACTTGGGAAATCCCTCTAATGCTTTCTGGGAACGATTGGAATCAATTCCAATGGCGGCGACATGGGCAATTTTCTACAATTTACGGGGTATGACTGCAAAGGCATGGGATGACGCTTACACCAATTCAACTAGCATATGGGCTCAAAAAATGGCTAGAGGGACTTTCTCAACTGCTCATGCTACAGGGACAATAATTCCATCTAGATACGGGGTTATAAAAGAAAATATAATGAAAAATATGTACGGACGTGCACCAATGACAATTCAGACTAGCAAAAGTGGTTCAGTTATAGATATATCCCACTTTGGAAGGTGGTTGCCTGGAGGTAAATTTGCTGGCGTGTATGACGGAGCTAGAGAACTGAAGGGATTAACTCCTACTATCATACCCGATATCTGGATACAATACCCTGCTTCAAATCTGCCAATATTCGCAGGATCCTTTCCGCCTCCATTTCATAAAGATTCAACACAAGGATTTAATCATGAACACGATTTATCAGTGCATAGGAACATGAATAATGACTTAGTTGCACCATACACCGAACGAGACCCCGGAGCTTATTATAATGTGAATCAGGGACCTAAAATTGAAGACAAATCCGTCTGGAATTCAAGATTATGGTTCACTCATGCGAACAGGCAGATTTTAGATTTTGCTGGGAATGCTATAGAAGAAGAAATGCCACCGGCCGGACAATATCCGCTCGGTCGATACATCCAGTTGCTTCCCGGTGAATTCCCTCCACCTGAATTGGCTAACGCGTCAACAATATGCATACCCCGTTTTGCTACAGCAGGAAAAAGAATTTATTTGTATGTATCACAGGCTGAGTCTGTGCAGCTGATAGGAGCATGTACTCGACAGAATCGATTAGCACGATCAGCTTGGTTGTTATCGGACGTATATGTAGCTCCTCAGGTGCAGCAATGGGGCAAAGAAGAAGAGGACGAGTTCGACGTAGTCACAAAAGAGTATTTTTTAGATGTTACAACGACAGATGTGGACAATGCAACAAAACAGGTTCCAGCTACATTGGCGGACACTGGTCCTCAAGCGGTGGATGTTACACAACTACCATCTTCCGCAAATCCATCGTCCATTATGCAACAACCAACATCGGACGCAACTTAGATGACTTGTTGAAATTAAGATTTAAGAACTTAGATATTAAGACGCAACAGCTGATGTCTGATTTGACTGACAATTTAGTCAGGTTTGATTCAGTTGATTGGGATAAGGCTTTAGTTTGGATTAGAAAGAATATCAACTTAGTGGATACAACAACAAAATTTAGTGGAGAGCTTGATGACTCCACAATATTGCCAAGAACGAATGGAGATTTGGCAATTCGTAGATTAAGAATTAAGGACATAATGCGTGTTTTGAAAAAAGAAGAGATAGATGAGATGAGATTTTTTGCTCATTTAGATAATATTATGTTTGCAAATATATGTGTTTTTGGAGTTGTCAACGGATTTGGGAAACTAAGAGATCTCAGAGAGTGTGGGATATTCAACTCGTTTGACATTTTTGTGGAGGCCGCCAGCAGGATCTCATCTCATTTCAAGCGGTATCCAATCTGTTTGGATGATACGAAGATGATGTTGTGCGAGCTTAATTGCTTAACTGGGTACTTGCAGAATAACCCACCAGGATGGGATTTCGAAGAGGAATTTGACGCTTTGGGTAAAGGGGGGTACGAACATGGTCTATTGAACAGTGATTGGAAAAAGGACTTTGTTAGTGCGCTTAAGAGAGTGATGACCAGACAGAGTGTCAATAATTGGGTTAGCTTGGATGATTATATAAGATCAGGAATGTGGATAACAGCCGGGGCATCTAGTATTGGAAAGGTAGAATGGAGTTACAGTGGAGAATCAGGAAAGTTCAAGGCCAGAAAGAACATGCTCACTGAGCTGTATAGTGATGATGAATTGATCAGTATAGTTAGAGAGTGGGATGGGGTGTTGCGATCTCGTGTGTTTACAAAGGATGAGCTATCAAAAAGAAGGTTGGCTGTTGCATCAAACATTGAGGCATATTTGACTGAGTCGTGGATTTTGCACATGTTTGGACACGGTTTTAAGAATTACGATTATATAACTCTTGACGAGACACCAAAGGAACAACACCAACGTAGCTGCGGAGTAATGAGATTGATCGAGGGGGGAGCGTTTTGTTTACCTTTCGATTTCAAGGGATTTGACCACCAACCGCAAATTGAGAACGAGGTCCAACCCATCTTGGACATGGTCGTTGAAAGAGTTAGAGAGATAGTTCCCGTAGATCAGCTCCCCGATTATGATAGATTATCATCACGTATGGTCAAAAGCTATGCTAAAGGAGAGTTGATAAACCCGAAAACAATGAGATCAATAATTCAGGAAGGGGGGATACCTTCCGGAGTGAGGACCACATCTTTGATCGGGAATATCTGGAATGCCACTATGACATCCGAGGCTCGTGAACTAACCAGACTGGTCATGGGAGTAGATTTAGTTAAGAAAATAGGCATAAAAGGAGATGATACATATATAATCAGCGATAATCCAATTTGTCTGGTGGTATTTCGTTTGGCTTATGCTGCTATTAATGCCATCGGCAGTGACAGCAAGTTTGGAATATCGCAAAGAGTGTGTGAATTTTTGCGAACTGAGATTAGTATGAATGGTATGCGGGGGTGGACGAACAGAGCTATTCCTTCTATAACTCAAAGAAAACCTTGGAATTCAAA